ACAGTTAAAATGTACCGGACGGACAATTTCTTCTAACGAGGTCGTATTCTCTGAGACCGGATCCTCCACCATTTTTTGAATACTGAGCTTTCAGACGAATCAATTCTAAAAGAGTTGTGTCATCCAAGTGACGAGCAAAATCTCTCTTCGCTTGAATGTCATCTAATTGATTATGTTCTTTCATGGCTTGAATGTATGGCCAAGTGTGTTTTCGGAGTGATGCAACTTCTTCTTCGAGATGTCTAATACGTGGCATGAGCACTTGTGTGATTAAAGTTCGAATCTCCATCATGATTTTTAAATGTCGCACATCTTTAATAAATGCTACGATATGCTGCATTGAACCACGAACTTCCAAAAATTATCCAGAACGTATACCGTTCGGGTTCAAGAGTAATTTTAGATTATGCCCGCGAAAATTGTAATATATGGGAAGCCGAAGATATTGCGGCGACCAACAAAGCTATATTGAAATGTATTCCCGGATCCATGTGTGCTCTCAAGTATACATCTTTTGGTTCAAAAAGTTCACCCGAGATTGCAGACACATGGGTTCGCGACGTCATCAAACATGCAATTGATCATGACGTCCAAGTCTGTATAGATGCCGAAGAAGTATTGTACCCTGAATTATGCTACAAACTCATGAAAGATTTTAACAAGGATGGACTTCATGTTTTCAAAACCTATCAGATGTACCGTAAGAGTGCATTCGAAGAACTTCAAAAAGATATCGACATGGCAAACACCGATGGCATTCAACTCGGAGTCAAACTTGTACGAGGAGCCTATCTTCGAAAACAAACTGATCTTTTTCCAGACAAACCCTCGGTCGATCATTCTTTTAGAAAAGGTCTTGACACATCTTTGACGGCTGGTGAAAATGTGCACACACTCGTGGCTACACATAATAGCGAAGACATCAAACATGCGAGAATGGTTCCTCACAATAGGTATAAGATTGCCCAACTTTTACACATGGGCGAAGATTTTCCGGATTATCGTTATGTACCATTTGGAAGCATTATAGAATTGACACCTTATTTATTAAGAAGGCTTCACGAAAGATTATCGTACGACTAACTCGTATTTATCAATGAGATCTTTGGGTATAACTTTTCCATCTTTTGGTTTTAAGACTACCATCGTTTCATCCGAGGTTTTTTCAACAATGTCAAAATATTCTAGAACAACGTGGTAATCACTTATATTCAAAAAGTCATCAAATATAACTAGACACCCAGCTTCATAAGCTTTTAAACAACACGCAACTCTGAAACGACCATCAATGAAAATTAAGTCAACACCATCAACCAGATGTCTGCTGTAATTTCTGCGTTGTTCTTCTGTGCTGTTCGGACCGGGATGTCCCCATGTATTGGGTTGTGTATCCATTTCATTGTATATGTATGTCACTTTGTCACTTTTTATAGTGTTTTTTAGACGTTCTTGCCATGAAATATCACTTTCTACGGAATAAATCTTTTTGATATTATCCCTTATACTGGCTTGGTATGTAGATCCACCAGACCCGAATTCAAAATAGACTGTTGCATTATCGAGATAGCGATAAAACATTTTCATGTCATTGGGTTTCATATGCGGAATCATATAGTATCGTACAATAAATAATTAATCATTCTTTGCCACGCATTGTCCGAGTGAACATTGTCGAGATACCATTGATGGCACGCCTTTGACATTTCTTCCCACTTTTCTTTCGGTATCTCTTCGACTTTTTTCTTTGCGTCCTCGGGGGAGTCGACACGAATGTAATGCTTTCCTTCGACCGGGGGATCGTAGTATGAATCGATGCTCACGTGTTCAGTAATCAAGGGTACTGTACCCATGGCCATCAACTCAACTTCTCTGTGACACTTACTTCCAAAACCCCGGAGACAAAGGCCAAACTTGGAATGCTTCAACATGTCCAAGTACTCTTCTTGAGTAAATTTATGTTGAGTACCGGCGGTACAGTGATACTCAGTCACCGCGTTCACCCAATCTGTGCCAGTCCTAAACTTTTCTTGAACATCATTTTCAAAGTTGCCAATGAAAATACTTTTGGTTGTGCGTTCATCCCATGAGAGACGATCGATATGTTCTTCGAGGACAATTGGTCTTCTCGGCCAAAAGATCCATGGCTTAACACCATTGACAAATGCTTTACCTTCCACATTAACATCACCATTTCCAAGGAGTGTCACGTGTGCATTCACAGCATTTTGATTTGCCCAATACAATGTAGGTCGATCATATAAAAGCACGGATGGTAAAAGCCAGCAGTGTTCGGAATTCGAAACACCCATTGCAACATCTATGTTCTTCTTTGAAAACAGAATTGGGAGTTCTCTATAGCTGTCATTTGCATGGTAGAACTGTCCACGCATTGGTTGATTCGGTATTACTAAACACCATCTACCATACTTAACCCGGAAGGTTATGATGAGTTCTTTCCATAATTTAGCTTCACTCATCTTTTCAATAAAAAGATGGTTTTGTTCTTTGTGATCATCACGATTAAAATGTGTGTGGAAAAATTTAAGGGGTTGATTTTTGAATAAAATACGACCATCTTTGACGGTCAAGTGTGGCACATTGTCTTCGCGACCAACTCGGAAACGCCATGTCTGAAGATTATAATTTTCACCAAATTCAAAAGTGTCATAAATTTTTACGAGATCCTCAATTGAAGCCTGTTCATAGTATCTAGATGTCTTTGTAAATTCCTTCCATTTCTCTGGTAAATCTTTTTGATTTGTCCAGATAAGACCGGCGTTATAATATCCCGTGTTTTTAACTTCTTCGTCATTGATAAATTGTGGGGAGACACCCAATTGTTTTGTTTCATCAACAAATAGTTGGTCAAGTATGAGAGTATCAACATCTATGAACATTGTATCGGGTTCATGTTCAAGTGCTCGATGTATAACCAAATTCTTTTCGAGAACCAAGTCGGTAAACATACCAGTTTGTTCCATTTGGTAACGTGATTTATTTGAATACTTGTCTAAACAGACATTCCAACTAATGTTCAACTTTGGTTGTGGGGTAATTTTTTCAATGTATTCAAAAGTTTCTGTGTCCGTATTAATGAACACCTTCGCATCCCGGTGATGCAATGAAAGTGATAACAAGAAACCTACAAGTTCTTGAGCACATGCATTCGTGCATATGGTACAGAACGAAGCTGGCACCTTCATTTACCCAAGTGACGAATTATTTCTTTAGGTACTTCAAAGATGAAAGCGGTCGCGACTTTTCAACATATGAATGGCAAAATATCTTTTACACAAGTGTCACCCAAATCACCCGTGACAGTGAATGGACACATCAAGGGACTCACGAGTGGTCGACATGGTCTTCATGTTCACGAATTTGGTGACATTGGTGCATGTGGCGAACATTGGAATCCGAGGGGTGCAAAGAAACACGGTGGTCTCCGAGACAAAGAAAGTCACGCCGGTGATCTTGGGACAATCTCCAATAAAAGATTTCGCTTCGTGACAGACAAAATAACTCTGTACGGTAAAGAATCTATTTTAGGTAGATCCGTTATCGTACACAGTGGTGAAATGGGTAAAAGACTTGAATGTGCAGTCATTGGGAGATCAAATGAATTGAACACCAAATCGTCGTGAGATGTAACGCTTGGCTCCTTCCAAAGTTGGTTGACTCCAAAGTAACCATCTCGACCAGAACCCAGCTGTCGCGATACCATCGATACCCCAACGTTCCTTGTTACTTCGGCTGACACGCAACATTCTTCGATGGACATCTTTGTCACCTCGAACAACATTTCCTCCGTGACGCTGAACGTAGCGACGCATGTGCAAGGGATCCTTGTGTTTGGTGTAGTCGGTATAGCCACGACCACCAAAGTCAACCTTGCGACCATCTTCCAATGTCACCCTGAATTTTTTCAGTGGGTTGGGACTTTTAGTCAACTTGACCTTCATCTTACTTTATAGATTAGATTTTTAGACTCTCTTGTTTAACTTCAAAATGATGTACGTCAACATCAAAATTTGAATGACTTGGAAAGCCGTCAGACCGAACGGCATGCGGGGCATGACGAAGCGGGTCTCAATCTTTTCGATCACACGTTCGACCTTGCCGTCTTTGGCAACTTCAGGTTCGGGTTCATACTTTTCAGAGCGTCTGTATCCGGGCATTTTTATATACTTAGAAAATAATGTGGTACATCGCTCTGGTACCGGTTGCTTTGGTCCTCTGTGATTATTTGAAATCACCAATCGACCGTTTGTACTTCCAGAAACCAAGTAGACTTTTACTTGGTATGCGAAACACTTTGGTAGACATCATGATGTATCGTTACAATTATTACGTCGAAGACTTTGCTGGTCTTTGGTTGATCAAAGCAAACTACCGAAACATTGTTCGAGAGTTCAAAGAAGTTGACGCACCCAAATATTATTTCCACGACTTGAGTCCATGGTTCGAACACAATGAAAATTACTACTATCATAAAGTCAGTGACTATCCGTTCCTTCGGGAAATAATCAAAATGATTCCATCAGTTGACAATGAGTCTGCAATGTTTGCGGTCATTGACGGTCCAATGAAAATTCCTCCACATCGAGCAGAGAGTAATATACAACTCAGGTATCACTTGACCATCGAAGGTGATAACTCTTGCATTCTCAAGACAGAAAGTGGCGACCACATTCATCTACCAAGTGAAGAATTCATTTTTGATCACGCGAGATATCATGAACTGATAAAGACGAGTGAGCAAAGACGTGTAGTTCTTATTTTAGACATTCACAGATTTTACATCTTGCAGGCACCACAGTAGTTTTCCTTGCGACGCTTGACCAAGAAGACGTGATCATACAAGTGAAGAGTAGCCAGGGCAGCACTGAAAATAACAATTGCAGGTTTGTTACCTAAGTTCTTGGAGCTCGCCAACAACAACAAAAATAACGCAAGCATGAGAATCCTTGGGGTCGTAAGCATCATCTTAATTTACTTTGGACTGAGAATATTTTTATCAAAGCCCAAGAAATATGATCTTTCAAGATTTGATATTCTTCGAGACAATGTTGAAAGAATTAAAGAAATATACTATGATGAACATCATAATGTTAAACGTCACCACGACGGAAAAAGAATTTACTACAATGTAAAAAATTTTCCGGAAATTCAAAAGTTGATTGACCATATTCCAGGTGTCGACGCTAAGACAGCCAAAATATACGTCATGGATTTCCCGATGACATGTGCACCAAAATTGAAAAAGGAACGAGGCTGGATGCGATACGAACTTGTGTTAAGAGGTGGGAGAGGTTGTGTTTTTGCAACAAGAAATAAACGCAAGATTGTTGAAGATGGTCAAGATACAATTTATGATCCTCGAGTCACACATAAATATTTCAAGCGGTCAATATTGACAAGACTTTCATTGGTCATAGATGTTTCCGACAAACAGCTTTGTAAGAATCCTTGTCACCAATGAGTTCAAGTATATCACTCGTTGTGGTTCTTTTTGTGAATGGTCCAGCCGTACCATCCATACATTCCATGCATAAAGCTGTCAACTTTGTAACCTCGTCTGCCATAGGTATACAATCAAGTAGTTCACCAAATTTTCTTTGTTTGTAATCACCATCTAACCCAACAAGTAAAACTTCTTTGCCTTCATAGAGACAGATGTCTACAAAATTTTTCAAGTTTTCAAAAAATTGGGCTTCATCAACTGCGATCACATCGGCACCATAAAAGTATTGACTCGTTATAATTTTTGCTACGTTATCAACTTTTATACAATCGAACTTGACATTGTCATGGGTTTTCAAAACTTCTTCCATCGATCTCGTGTCCTTCAGTGAATTGACGACCAGGACATTTTTGTTGATGACTTTATATCGCTTAAGTCGCCTGATCAGTTCTGATGTTTTACCAGAAAACATATTTCCCATCACAATTTTCAAACTCATTTTCTCTTCTACTAAAATAATCTAATACTTTTATAATGGTTGATATCCAAAGGTGTTGTTATAATGGTCACAGGGGATGGATGTCAGCCAAGTCGGGAAGAGTGCGTTTTGGTAATAAGATTTTTCCAAACATTTTTGCAGCTATTAAGTACCTGGGTCAGTCATAATTTTTAATATCACACCCGTAGCAATTGCACCCAACACGAGTATCATCAAACAACAATTACATCTCATATTTGCCGAGACTTCATCACCCTCCAAAACAGGATCCTTGCCCCAACCCATTGAAATAAATCTACATAATAATTAAGATGCCCCTGACTGATCAGGAGATTGCCAAGAAAGTTCGGGAGTTGCGTAGAACCGAGGGTAAGATCTATGCTCCTCTCAAGTACTTTAGGGGTCTCAGAACTTTGAAAGCCGTAGAGACTCGCTACAAGAAGATGCTCAAGAAGGACTACAAAGATTTCAAGACTGACGAAGGTGTGAAGACCCGCACCTCTTCCTATACCCAAAAGTTTAGAAAGAAGTATGGATCGGAAGTGAAATCACTTCCCGAAATAGCGAAGGCTACGAAGATTCCATTGAAGACTCTTCAAACAATTTACAATAGAGGTCTTGCTGCGTGGAGAACTGGGCATCGTCCGGGAGCTTCTCCACAAGCATGGGGTTATGCTCGCGTCCATAGTTTTGTAATGAAAGGTAAAACATATTACACAGCGGATGCGGATTTGAAATCCAAGATGTAAAACTCTGATTCACCTTCTATCTCACACCATTCTCTTCTTATCAAGTTTTCGAATTTATCACGTATGAACGGTGTTGAATTATTAAATTTTGTGCGGTCTATATAAACTTTAAGCGTTCCCTTGTGATCCAAAATAGATTTTATAGATCTTATTGCGGGATAACATTCTTCATATTCTTTTGAGTTTATGATCCTCTGTTTAACCGAATTGGCTCTATGGGAATTTTTATTATTGTATCGTGTTGCTTTGAATTTCGCCATGCGTACTTTACAAGAAGGACAGCATTTTTCGGTTCTCATACAATAAACACATTCCTCAGATTCAGATGTATCAAAGTTTCGAATAACTTGTAGTTTTGCACGATTTTCTTTGAGTGTTCCTTTAAAATCTTCACACCCTGCATCACACATTTCTTGAAGAACATCTTCAATCTTCATGAGATTTGTATCCATGCGATATTTTCTTTCTTTTTTTAGTATTGTACCATTTTCAGTCTCTTTTAAAAACTTCTTTGCATCTATTTCGAACCAAGGTTCGGGTGTCTCTCGTATAGTTTTATGAGTGTCATAAATTTCAAAAATATATTTGACCTTTCCACTGTTTACAACAGCCACATCAACAATACACTTGTCACTCACACGATACTCAATTACGACTTCGTCATCTTCTTCATATTCAATCCTTTCATCAAAATTGGTGTCTTTACAACTGGAGCATGACCTTACAACTTTTTTGATTTTTCTTTGTTTCAATAAGAATGCGATGATATGTTTTGCCATTTTATGAATGTCACCTTCACCCGGATGTTCATAAAATTTACAATCTCGTTCACCGGGTTTATGAGAGAAGTGGTGAGCTTTGATATCACCTTTTTTTACAACGACACATTCTCCACACCCCGGACAAGAAAGACCACTTGTATTCTTTTCTACTTCACATGGTAATACATATTCACCTTCGAGTAGAGCACCAAGTGGAAATTTGGTCATTTAAAGTTTAATAGTTATTTATCTTTATATGACCAATCGTATATCTTGGAATGAATATTTCATGAAGACCGCGGAACTCGCTTCAGTCCGATCTCCATGTGATAGGCTCAATGTAGGATGCGTTCTCGTAAAGAACAATCGGCTCATAAGTATGGGGTACAATGGTTTCCTCGGTGGTTGTAAGCATACATCAATTGTGAGGGACGGTCACGAACAAGCAACAATTCACGCAGAAATTAAT